AAATTACTATTATTAATGCTGGTAGCAAATGTAGCACTTGTTGCAGCTAAACTAGATGCTAATGCTACAGGTGATCCTGCAATATAAATATTAGTTCCTGCATTTAAAGTAGCTACAGAAACATTGTCACTAAAAGTAGCTGAAACACCTGTTAAATTATTAACAACTGAAAGTGTATTTGCAGTAAAAGCTGAAACACTTACAGCAATAAGATTTAAAGTATTAACTCTTAATTCACCGATGCTTGCACTAACTGCATAAAGAAAATCTGTTTTAGTATTTCCTGTTACTGATAAATTAGTTCCTACATAAAGAGAATCTACCACACTAACAGGACCATTAATCCAAGCTGATCCTCCAATACTGGTATTACCGTCTATATTAACGTCACCAACAATACTGGCGTTTGCACTTAGATTTAGATACTCACCAATAAAGGAAGAAGCATTAATAACAGATACTGAAACGCTTGTCTCAGTACTAATACTTACTACTTGTCCTACGGAATTAACTGCAATATTGGATAGCGGACCATACGATCCTGCTGCTACTCCTGAAGGATTAAGAGCAATTGTAGGATTACCTTCAGTACCATCGGCATTTGTAATTGAAACACCTGTACCAGCAGTAAGTGTTCTACCATATACTTGACCTGCACTTACAGCAACAATGCCTGTAGTTCCTGTTAGATCAGCTATAGCATTTAACTCAGCGGCAGTAGCAGTTAATGTACTTCCGCTTAACTGGAATGTTCCATTAATATTAACCGTACTATTACTAAGTTGCAGAGCCGAGTTTGTTCCTGCTCCATCCTGTACAGTTTGTACAGTTGCACTTAAACCACTGTTGTCAGTACTTACTTGCAGAAGCTGCTTATAAGTATTGGCTATCTTTTGTCCTGTGAGTGTACTCATTAAATTAAATTCCAATAGTTATCTGTGTCTTCAAAATTAGTAGCAGCTTGTTCCCAGTTTTTATTTCTTTCAAGATAAGAAGGTGGTCTAGGATTTTTAATAAACTCGTTATCTTTAACATTAGGAGATTTATTTTGAGGATGATTCTTTAGATCAAACTTACCTTCATAGTCTGTAGGGCAAACAAGCATACCATAACTATTTTTAATTAAAGACCTATGAGGATATTGAAAACCACATACATCACAAATACCTAATACTCGTTTATTACTTGCCATATTATACCCTATTTAGTCTCGGTAGGAAATAAGCACTTGCTCTTTCTCTGTCTTCATTCATGGCTCTGGCAAGGCGTTCTTCATATTCAAGTTTTAGAAATTGAATACGACCTGCATCAATACCCGGTCGTTTCATTGACATGAAGTAAGATAGCCCAACAGTAAGACATGGAAGAAAACGACGAGAAATGTCAGCAGTTTGAACAGCAGACTTGTTTACATCCTGCATGTAACGTACCTGTTCCAGCTTTAAAGTATCTGTGCTATTTTCAGGAATAGGCCAAAGATACACAGTAGGATTGTCTCTGCCTCTACGAATAGTATATTGAGAAGGTCTACCAGTCTGACCCTTGTTTGGAATTTTAAGGTACTCTTCATATGAGATACGCTGAATTTGAATATCAGTATTATCTCTAGTAAAGACTGCTTCAGTTACATCTATGATACTTGAATCAAGATCATAAGCAGTAACGCTTGTTGTTACGGAAACTACAGTAGTGTTAGCAGTCCAAAGAAGAATACCTCTGTTCTGCCAGTCTTGAAGCAGAAGATTAATTGAACGACGAGCAGACTTAGGATCATGGCCCAGTGTCTGCTCACCGCCAATCATTTCCATTGCTTCTTGAATAACTTCATCAATATCAAGAGAGAAGGTATATGTTCCACTGGTAGTCATAAAAACTATCCTTTTTTAACTTTACGTTTAATAGCTTTCTTCTTTTTCTTGGGAGGTTTAGTAATCTGTTGAGAAATACTTGAACGACTTATCATTATGTTTTCTTTCTGCCTCGTACCAACTTCTGTCCCTTTGGTGGTTCTTTCTTTGATCCACTTGGTCCTGCCCAAAAGAACTTGTCAGCCCAATAAGCTGCACTACTTTTACCCTTGGCAATATTCTTGGCGTGCCTTGCTTTAAAAGATTTACGTGCTTCAGGAGAATAATTATGACCCATCTTCTGATCGCCAAAGCGTATAACCTTTACACCACTACCTTCCTTTACCGCAACAATACCTTTTTTGGTAGGATGGTCTGGTGTACGCTTAGGACTATTTAAACCTGATAGACCATATCGCTTTAGTTTATCACGTTCAGAATCAGAGAGTGCCATGTTACTTTTCCTTTCTATACTTACGTACTTTTTGTGAGACACTCTTAGGCTGTTTTACAAACTGTTTACCTGACTTAGTTCCTACACGCTTGGCTTTAGTTGTTGCAGCGTACTCAGAAGAAGATAAAGACTTGATTGCTTTTTCAGGTAAGTATCTTTCTCCTGTTGCCTCCTTTCCTTGAGTTGAAGGTTTACCAGATTTAGTGCGCCACTTTTGTTTTGTCCAAGCCTTTAAACTTTCCTGTTTTTTAGTTGGACCTGACTTATACCCACCACCAGTTTTTTTATATTCACTTGCAAGTAACTGTGCTTTTCTAGCTGACCATTGACCGGGTTTACCACCCTTGTCTCCAGCCATTATTTTATTCTTTAATCGTTCTCGCAAGCTGGGTTTAGTATAGGTATTTACCATATTACTATTTCTTTTAGGTTAGGGTTTACTTGCCTTTTCTTAATGGCACTTTAGTATAACCTGTTTCCGCCTACTTTGCCACCAGCTTTATAGGCTTTTACTTTACCACCACCCATCATGGCTTTTCCATAGCCACGCTGTGCACAACCTGCACCACGAGGAGAGGAAGTTTTTTTCTTTGGCTTAACCATACCACCTGCTGCACGTTTTACGTTCAGAAATTTCTTTATCCATAGAAGACTTTGCAATACTTTCAGGTTTAACACCTGCTTTTTCAGCAGCTTTAACTCGTTTGAAATTCCATTTACGCCATGCAGAAGGGTCTTCGCGTGGATCAGGTTCTGAATCAAAAGAACTTTCAGGTTTTTTCTCAGCTACCTCATTGTCTTTTTTCTTTTTTTCTTCCTTTAAAGGAATTGCTTTTAGAGTTGCTACATATTTTGGATTTTCTGGACTACCCGGTTCACCTTTTTTAGGTGAAGTATCTTGTACATTACCTCTTTTACCGGTAACGAAGAAAGGTGCTGTCGCTACAGCACCGGCAGCGGTAGCAGCAGCAGGGCTAACTGTATTATCTACAGGTTTTCCGGCAGGTTTTCCGGCAGGTTTTCCGGCAGGTTTTCCGGCAGGTTTTCCGGCAGGTTTTCCGGCAGGTTTTCCGGCAGGTTTTCCGACGGGCGTTTCTCCGGCTTTTTCAGCATCTCTAGCTTTTGCAGCGGGTGTTTTTGGGTATCCTGCTTGTCCCATACGTTCATTTGCTGCTTCTCTCTGAAGTTTTTTTACTGCTTCCCTTTGTGCTGTAGTAGCCTCGGGAGCTAGTGTTGCTTTTCCCTCATTCAATGCTTTTGCTGCATTCCTAGGAGTAAGTAATTTTACTATTCCTTTAGCTCCTTTAACAATCGTTGGTATCATTTTAGCTGCTCCTGTTACTAACCCTCCAAGGGACGTTACGTTTAAAGTTGTCTCTACTACAGGTTCAATGTATTTCTTTGCTCTTGCACTTGCACCTGCTGTTGACTGTTCTTTATAATTACCAGTCCTTCTAGAAAGTTCTGATTCATCTGCCGCCATTTTAATAAGAGCTTCTCGCTCTTGTCCCGATGTAGCTGGCCTACGCTTTTTAATCATTAATAATATTCCTCTTAAGTTGAATTAGCAAGTAAAGGATTGTCTGCACCAACGGGACTGGCAGGTGTTTGCATATCATCACGACGAGTACGCCGTGCTTGGTTACGCTGTAAATCAAGAAGTTCTATATACCGCTGTTGAAAAACACTGATTGCAGGATAGTCTTTTTGGAACATCATTGCTTCCATCATGCAAGAGTTAAACAAAAGATCATAACAATAATCAGTAAAATAGTTTGTTGGTGAGACTGAACTTAAAGTAGTAGGTCTGGATACGTGTACTACCTGTCCTGAATAAGTTGAAACAGGAGTAGGAGCAATTAAAACGGTAGAATTATTACGAGGTGAATAGTATCTTGGCTCACCAGTAGAAGCTGAAACAGGCCAATAGTCATTTATATATTCATCCGTTCTTTGAAGTAAATTAATTTTTGTTCCGTTACTTGTAATATTAATATTTTTTACTACACGCGTTCCAGTAGGTAGAGTGACAATATTGTTGCTTATACTTACAGCTACTGAAGTATAAGTTACTAAACCGTAATCGTCTAAATCTTTTGTAAGTCTT